GATTTTACATCTTTTACAGATTTTTCTTGACTTTTTACTAAAAGTGTGATATAATAATATGTATATATAGAACAATACAGTTCCTATTTACAATTATTAGGAACAAATATAAAAAAAGAACCAGAAACCCAACTAGGTTAAGTCTATATAGTATGGATAACGACGTTAAACAGAGCAATCCTGTTGGTCGCCCTAAGAAGTCTTCTGTTTCCTCTAAGAAAAAAGGAGGCAGAAAGGCTGTAGGTAGGCCAAAGGGTGATGCAGCTATCATAAATGAGTACAAGGCAAGGATGTTAAACTCTCCTCGTTCTCGTGCCGTGATGGATGCTATATTTGAAGCAGCTACAGACCCAGACCATAAGAACCAAGCAGCAGCATGGAAGCTAGTTATGGATCGTATTCTTCCTGTTGCTGCATTTGAAAAGGATATAGTAAAAGATGCAGGAAGAAATGCGATACAGATTAACATCACTGGCGTTGGAGCTACGTCTATTACAGAAGGAAGTGAAACTACAGGGACAGAAGAAGATGTTGTCGTTGCAGTCCAAGATCCATCAAGTTAATAAAGCTCTTAAGCATCTTGTACATGAAATACTTCACTAAAGAAGAGTTTAACTGCCAACATACTGGTGAGAACCGTATGGAGCAGGAGTTTCTAGAAAAACTAGACGAACTTAGAGACCGTTGTGGTTTTTCTTTTGTTATTACTAGCGGCTACAGAAGCCCTAGCCACCCTATAGAAGCTAAAAAGGACGTACCCGGAACCCACGCGCAAGGCATCGCAGCAGACATAAAAATAACTAATGCTGCTAAAAGGTACACAATAATAAAAGAAGCTTTGTTTATGGGATTTTGTGGTGTGGGTGTCGCTAGTAACTTTATTCATGTAGACACAAGGGGTACAGCACCCGTAATTTGGACATACTAAACATGATTACTATTGTGGGTGCTGATTGGTGTCCTGCTTGTAAAAACGCAAAGAAAACAGCAAAAGAATACGACTTAAACTACAAGTACGTACACATACCTCCGGGTAAAGCAGGTTGGGATTTAGTAGAACAACTGACAGGAAAGAGATCTATACCACAAATCTTTTACCACTTTGGTGGTTCAAAAGAATTTAAAGAAGCCCTAAATAACGTAGGAGAACTTATACAATGAAGTCTATCAACGAAATGATCTTTGGGTTTGCAACAGTGTTTTTTATATCACTGGTTGCTGTGGGAGGTGCAGCAGAAACTGTTATCAATTACGACGACGGATCTACTTACACCCTGTCAGAGAACCAAGAGATCTACATCAGTACGCCTAAGAGTGCTTTGTTTAAGAGACAACTGATGGGTAACAAAGACACGTTCTTTCGTGTACAAAAGCCTTGGACTAAGCGTGACTACGTACCAGTAACATCAGACAACTACACAGTAGGATCACATCAGTGGTGTAAGACTTACGTACCGTGGTCTGAAGGTTTATCGTTTGACATGATTACGTGGCAACAATCCTGTGACACCGACAACGACGGTAAGTACGGTTGTGGTGACTCTCAGTTTGATAACTCAGAAGACGCTGGAGTTTGTAGCGTTTAATGAGCAAGATTTCTAATACTTTGTTAGAGCGTGTAGTAATAGGAAGCTGTATTGCTGTTATGGCGTGGTCAGGTTTATTTTTGTATTATTTAGCGAGTGTCTCCTGACAGACTTAAACGTACAACTGCTACCGTGGCAGCAGGAAGTCTACTCTGATCCTACTAGGTTCAAGGTAGTAGCCGCAGGACGGAGAACAGGGAAGTCCCGTCTAGCTGCTTGGATGTTAATTATTAATGCACTACAGACCGATAGAGGTCAAGTTTTTTACGTTGCGCCTACGCAGGGACAAGCAAGAGACATTATGTGGCAAACCCTGCTAGAGCTAGGACACCCTGTTATCTCAGGTTCGCACATAAACAACCTGCAGATCAAGCTGGTCAACGGGGCCATGATTAGTCTCAAAGGAGCCGACAGGCCAGAGACAATGCGTGGTGTGTCCTTGAAGTTTCTCGTGATGGACGAGTACGCAGACATGAAGCCTGACGTATGGGAACAGATACTCCGTCCAGCACTAGCAGACCAAAAGGGTTCTGCAATGTTCATAGGTACGCCTATGGGAAGAAATCATTTTTATGAATTGTATAAATTTGCAGAGCTAGGTGACGATGAGACTTACAGGGGCTGGCATTTCACCAGCTACGACAACCCAATCTTGGACGCATCTGAAATCGACTTGGCAAAAAAATCAATGTCGAGTTATGCCTTTAGACAAGAGTTTATGGCCTCGTTTGAAGCCAGAGGCTCAGAAATGTTTAAAGAAGATTGGATACAGTTTGGAGAAGAACCAGAAGAAGGTGATTACTACATAGCTATTGACCTTGCTGGTTTTGAAGAAGTAAACAAGAAAAGGACAAAGAACGCTAAACTAGATGAAACTGCAATTGCTGTTGTTAAAGCTGGGCCTAATGGTTGGTACGTTGATAATATTATACACGGGCGGTGGGGCTTTGATGAGACTGCCACCAAGATATTTCAGGCCGTTAGAGACTACAGACCCATTAGCGTTGGTATTGAAAAAGGAGTGTTAAGGCAAGCTATTATGAGTCCTTTAACGAACCTAATGAAACAATACGGAAGATTTTTTAGAGTTGAAGAACTGTCTCATGGTAACAAGAAAAAAACTGACAGAGTTATGTACGCTTTACAAGGAAGATTTGAAAACGCTCAAGTTACTTTAAACAAAGGTTCATGGAATAATAAATTCTTAGATCAGTTGTTTCAGTTTCCTGATGTACTAACCCACGATGATTTAGTTGACGCATTAGCCTATATAGATCAGTTAGCTAAAGTAGCATACGATTATGATTTTGAAATAAACAATCACGAAATACTAGACGTAGTAGCAGGATACTAAAGTGACTAAAAAAGTTTTTAGACCGTTTAATACCTACGGTATCTACGCTATCTCTGCCGTAGTGTTTTTTACACTAGGTTACAGCGTAGCAATAATTTAAGGAAAGTACTATGGCAGAAGATATCTATAAACCAGACCCTTTAATGATTCAAGAGTCAATTGAACAATGGGTAATGACTAAGTGTGAAGATTGGCGCGACTACTACGAGTCAAACTACGAAGATCGCTTTGATGAATACTACAGACTTTGGAGAGGACAATGGGATCCATCAGACTCAGAACGAGGGTCAGAACGTTCCAGAATCATAGCTCCTGCACTACAACAAGCTGTAGAGTCTAACGTAGCAGAACTAGAAGAAGCTACGTTTGGTAGAGGTAAATGGTTTGACATTGCTGACGACACTAATGACAAAGACCGGCAGGACGTACAGTACCTTCGGAACAAGTTAACTGAAGATTTTGAAAAGTGTAAAGTACGAAAAGCTGTTGCAGAGTGTCTTATTAACTCCGCTGTGTTTGGTACAGGTATAGGTGAAGTAGTTCTTGAAGAAATTAAAGAGATGGCACCCGCTACTCAACCTATTATGAATGGAGACTTAACTGCTGTAGGTGTCAACATTACAGATAGAGTAGTAGTTAAATTAAAACCAGTACTACCACAAAACTTTCTTATTGATCCTGTAGCTACTTCGGTAGATGATGCTTATGGCGTAGCAATTGATGAGTTTGTTTCTAAGCACAGCGTAGAATTATTACAAGAACAAAAAATTTATCGTGATGTACATGTTGGTTCTGCTGCGCCTGATACAGACTTAGAGCCTGACCAAGACCTTACAATTTACAACGACGACAAGGTTCGTTTAACTAAATACTATGGTTTAGTACCTCGTGAGTTACTTGAGGCTGAAGATGTAGAAGTAGAGTCAGAGTCAATGTACGTTGAGGCTATAGTAGTTATAGCTAACGGCGGTACGCTACTAAAAGCTGAAGCTAACCCGTACATGATGGGTGACCGTCCTGTTGTTGCGTTTCCTTGGGACGTAGTACCCGGAAGATTCTGGGGCCGTGGTGTGTGTGAGAAGGGTTACAACTCCCAGAAAGCTCTCGACACTGAACTACGCGCACGTATTGACGCACTTAGTCTTACGATTCATCCTATGCTTGCTATTGACGCAACTAGGCTCCCTCGTGGTGCTAAACCTGAAGTACGTCCGGGTAAAATGATTTTAACCAATGGAGATCCTCGTGAAGTATTACAACCGTTTAACTTTGGACAAGTTAATCAAATTACTTTTGCACAAGCTTCGGCGCTTCAGCAAATGGTTCAGCAAGCTACAGGAGCCGTTGACTCCGCCGGTATTGCTGGACAAGTTAACGGAGAAGCAACAGCAGCAGGAATAAGTATGTCTCTTGGCGCTATTATTAAACGACACAAGCGCACTTTAATTAACTTTCAACAGTCGTTTCTGTTACCGTTTGTAAGCAAAGCTGCACATAGGTACATGCAATTTGATCCTGAAAACTACCCAGTAGCTGATTACAAGTTCAACGCTACGTCTACTCTAGGTATTATTGCTAGGGAATACGAGGTAACTCAGCTAGTCCAGTTACTGCAAACCATGAAGCAAGATAGCCCAATTTACCCTGTGTTAATCCAGAGCATCATTGACAACATGAACTTAAGTAACCGTGATGAGTTGATTGCGTCTATGCAACAAGCATCTCAGCCAGACCCTCAAGCACAGCAAATGGCTCAAGCAGCTCAACAAACTCAAATGGAGTTTCAGAAAAGCCAGACTTCAGCGTTGCAAGCACAGGCTGCTGAGTCTCAAGCAAGAGCGTCTAAGTACGATATGGAAACACAGTTATTACCTGAAGAATTACAAATTGAAAAAATTGAAGCTATTACAAGAAATCTCAAAGAAGGAGATCAAGAAGATAAAGAGTTTGACCGCCGCTTAAAGGTAGCAGACGCCCTACTTAAAGAAAAACAAATAGAAGGAAAACGTCCTAATGCTAATGACACAACTAGAAATGAACCAGTTCCTCAACCAAATCAACAAAGCATTCCAAGACCAGTTCAGCAAATTGGACTTGTTGGAGAACCGGGTCAAGGATTTGGAAGCCAAAATCAATGAGCAAAAAAAAAGATCCAAAACTAACACGAGCAGGAGTAAGCGGTTACAACAAGCCAAAGAGGACGCCTAGTCACCCCACAAAGTCACACGTAGTTGTGGCTAAAGAAGGTGATAAAATTAAAACTATACGTTACGGACAACAAGGAGTTAGTGGTGCTGGAAAAGATCCTAAGACTGCTAAAGAAAAAGCGAGGCGTAAGTCCTTTAAGGCTCGTCACGCTAAAAACATAGCTAAAGGCAAAATGTCTGCGGCTTATTGGGCTAATAAATCTAAATGGTGAACGTTATGA